CATCTAGTATTTGATAGAATGCTAAACCATGCTTTTTTAACAATGGCTTAATAACTTTAAAAATTGAGTTGAGATTTGAGTAGGTATAATTAAAACCTTTTGTCTCTTCGTGAATAGTTGGCACTTCATTCTGAAAGTCTGCCAGTGCTTTGAATAGTGTTTTCATTTGTTTTCGTTTTTATGTTTGTTTATTAGTTTCTGTTCTTGCGCTTCTCTCTCTGTAGCGTGGTGTGATAGTTCTCTCATTGTATGAGTTCCGTTATTCCAAAAGTCAGTAGTAAATACTTCGTAAAGGTCTTTATGTACTTTCTGAATCTCAACTAAAGAGTGTGTTAGTTTTCTTTTCATTTTTGTCTAGCTTTTAAATATTTGTAATATAGTTCTGTGTTAAAGTTATCCCAAAAGGATATTAAGGCTTGTTTGTTTTTCATAGTGACTTTTTTAATCGGTTAATAATTTCAGCATTGATGCTTCTGTCATTCTCTTTTGCGAGTCTTACAATCTCTTGGTAAACCTCTGGATCTATTCTTAATAGTAATTTTTTCATTTTTTTAATTTTAAAGATTAGTAATATATTTCTTTGCTTTACTTTTCATGTATTCAATATCTAACCAATCCAATAGGTCAATAGTATCAAATGTAATACTGAACTCCTTACCATATTCGTCTGTGCCTTGTAAGATAGTTTCGTTATCATTAGTTGACATGAAAGTATTAATGTCATTTAGTCTTTTGCTTTGCATAGTTTTTAGTTTAGTAATTATTAATTCTTTTCAAATATAACAATATTATTTTAATATCAAAAGTATTGCTATATTTTTATTTTTTTAATCCTCCAGGATCTCTTGTTCGTTAAAAATTTCCTCTATTATTTCCACAGCCATTTGTTCAAACTTTAGATATTGTCCTGCTTGAATATCTTTGTGGTAATCTATTCCATTAGTTCCAATACCTTGCTCGTTAGCCTCCTCTACGTATTCCCAATTATCAACAGCCCACTTTCTCAAATCATAATAATATATGTCTATTTGTCCATCTACTATTTCGTGAATAGTTCCGTTGTAATTTATCTCCTCATATAAGTCATGGTAAGTTCCTACATTTGCCATGTCTATGTCTAAATATTTGATTGCTTCTAAAATTTCGTTTTTCATTTTGTTTAGTTTTATTAGTTTAAATTATCTGTGATTATGTAATCTTCAAACTTCTCAGGATTATTGTCAATAAGAGTTTGTAAGTATTCTTTAGTATCTCCAGTTTGATCCCATGAATCGCTTAAAAACTTTTCTTCATAAGTATCGTAATGGCTTCCTGTTTTGGGGTTTACTAGTGTGTAAATTTCTTCGTTCATCTTTTTTAGTTTTATTTGATATAGTTTTAATATTATAACAATATTAATAATAAGTTTCCGAATAAAAAAACTTTTGGGTGTTTATTTTTTTTAAGGCACAAAAAAAAGGAGCAACAAATTAATGTTACCCCTCCTCAAAACTAAACTAAACTACGAATGCGTAAATATAAGTATTTTATTTTAATTGCTTTTTTTAATGCTTATTTCTTTTGCGCGTTCTATTATATAGTTATCAACTTCGATCTCTGCTTGCGTGTACATTCGTACCATTTCCTCAAATGAATACATAATGTCGTGCGGATCTGGAATAGGGAAATACGTGCTGTACTCTATTTCTTCGTCAGATAGTTCTATTCGCGTCATTTAAAGTAGTGTGTTAGTCTTGCTATTTGTCCATTTTCTTTATGATGAATAAAGCCTTCTATTGCTTGTTTGGATATATAACCGTTTCTATCGTGCCAACTATCAGCAGGAGATGGACTTCGTAAACTCTCTACAGTTACCCCTATGTAGTCCTTTGCGTTTTTATGATGTACATGATGCGTATATACATAACGATAGTCTGTTTCACTCCAGAGAATAGGTCTTTCAGTAGCCATTAATAAGGGTAAGTCTTGGTTCTTTGCTCCATCTCCATGAGTACTGCCTATTAAGTTTTTATGGTATTTAAAGTATTTTCTGTGTGCTATACTACAATCAAAAGTTATGTTTTTACAATGTCGAAAATGTGTTTTAATTACATCGGATAGGAAAAAGCCTGTCATGTAATCGTGATTGCTAGGATTAAATGTAAAGTGTACATCTGCTATTTGTATAAGCTGCTCAATTACCTCAACGTATAACCTTTTAGCATTTAAAAAGTTTTCGTACCACATTCCGTCTTGGTCTTGGTGCGTTCCTGAAGTCGTACTACTTTTGGGTGTGTCTGTATGCAGTATGTCGTTACCTGCAATAAAATTAATCTTATCTATATTAAACCCACTAGACTTGTCTAGGATTCCTTGTACTCCCTCCTTTACTTGTCTAACTGCTGTCTGTTGGTTATACTCTTTTCCTGTTTCCAGGATTGAGCATAGTTTTCCTACATGAATGTCCGCAGGGTCTAACACTAATAAATGTCCATCCTCTGACTTGTTTCGTTTTATAGTAGGGTATTTTGGCGAGTATTGTTCTAGCTCCTTAATTAAGTCCTCTGCAAATTTGTTCTTTGCTTCTGTTTTAAAATTTGGGTTTTTAAAGAATAGGCTAGAGTTCTCTGTTTTAAACCATCCATGTTTTACGTCATCGGGGTTTATACCTGCTGCTATGCTTTCTTCCTTTATTCGTCTGTACTTTTGTATAAGTTCAAACTCATCTTTTTTAAGTCGTAATCTTCGGGTGTTTCTGTTTTCCATAGTCGCAAATATAATAAAAACTAACCTTTATAGTTTCGCCTCAGAACTACAAAGAACAAAGCAGCTAGTATTACAATTAGTATAATATTAAACCTATTATCTTTCTCTATTACCTTTATTTTATCGACTGGAACTAATACCTCTTTTACAATAGTATCTCCTTTACACTCTACCTCGTGGTAAATCTCTTGTCTTAGAGTATCGTAAAAGTACCTTAAAAAGACTTTCTCATTGTTCACTACAATAGTACTATCGTGTCTGTAGAAAGTTGCTGTAGTGTCGTGAATATAGCTTTCTATTATAACAGTATCTACTACCTTAATAGTATCCTTAATTACTAAGCCATGTTTATAAGCGTAGTTCTCTGCTCTCTTTACTTTACGGTTAAGTACATTTTGTGGGGAGCAGGATATTAAGAATATACATATAAGTAATATTCTCATTTGCGATTCAAACCTATTAAAGAGTCTTTGCTTCTTAATAACAATAAACCTAATGCAGCTACTGCGCCAGCTTCTGTTTCTGTGTGTCCTTTGCTAACGTAAAGCGTTACTGCTATACTTAAAATAGTTAAGCCCATTAAGGTTGTCACTATACCGTCTTTAAATAATCGTTTCATAATTTTTGTTTAGTTGTTAATCATGTTAAAGTGAACCTCCGCAATGTCTATTCTACCCTGTTCAGATAATAAGAACTTTTTACATTCTCGCTCATTTGTCATAAAAAAATTCTCTGAAAGTATAGCAGGACATTTAGTGTGTTTTAAAACATAGAAGTTAGCTTCTTTGTCAGGGTCTCCGTCAGAATAACTTTTTCTAAAGTTTTCGCCTTCCCACTTTTTCTCAGCTTCCTTGTATAACTTAGTCGCGTACATATCGCTCTTAGTTTCTCCTATTGAGGTGTAAACACTCCAGCCATGTGCGGACTCTTTGCTAAAACCGTTTGAGTGAATAGATATATAAAGGCAGTTAATAGCTCCGTACTTTTTACAGTATTCGTTGGCTTCTTTTACTCTTTCTCTTAGTGAAATGTCTTTTTGACTATCTGCAATTTTGTGTACTGTATATCCCGCTTCAACTAATAACAAGTAAAGTAATTCTCTTATTTGTCGATTACCTACACCCTCGAAATACTGCGAGCCATCCGCCCACTTGGGAGAACGCTTTCCAGATGTTTGGTACTTGCCATCTATCATACCTCCATGTCCTGCGTCTAATAGTATAACTAGCTTTTTGTTCATTATTTATTTATTAAAATGTCTAACTTTCCGTTAATTGTGGAAATACCTATTTTGACGTCGGATAATTCCTTATTAATTGTGTCGAGTTCTGTTTTGTTCTTTTCTTCGTTCTTTTCCATTCGGCTGTGAATACCTGAGAACTTTTTGAACATTACCGATTCGTTTTTATCTATATCTCTTTTCATTTGGCGTATCTTTTCCTCTTGGCTTTTGTCAGACATAACCATCTTCCAATAGAAACCCAAAGCAGAGCCAACTCCCACCACAATATAAATAACATCCTTTAAACTAAAAATCGTATCCATCGCCACCATCTACCTTCTATTTAATTATTTCTTTTCCTTCATTTCTATCTCTTCGCTCCAGTCACTTGTAGCCATTAATTCTAAGCATTCGGAATGACTTAAAACTTGCAAGGGTTTTACTTTTCCGTCTGCAATAAAAGTAGGCTCGTATCCCTCTTGCCATTTTATAACGAATTGCGTATTGTCTAAACTCTTGCGAACTGTTGACGCACTACTTTGAGCCACTTGACCAAAATCTATTGAGCCTATTTCTGAAAGTTTAATTATTGCGTAAATTTTCTTTTTCATTTTTATTATTTTTTTATTATGTTGGAACGTCTGTCGTTCGGTCAACTAAATCCATATTGAAGGATAAAGCATTATTGTCTGAATTGGGTGCAGTTCCTACTCTGTCCTCAATAGTCATACCGCTTGAAATACCGCCACCACTATAATTAGGAGCTTCGCCTACTAAATCATCAACAGTCATATTTGCAGATGTTCCATTGTTAGTTCCTACTTGGTCGGGTACTGTCCAATTAGTTCCGTTGAATGAAGCATCCTCTCCCATTCTCCAATGCGCTACTGCTCCGCTTATTGTGGTAGGTTCTCCACCGTTGTAAAGTGTACTTATGTTCGCGCTTTGGTCATTATTGAAAATACTTACCTCGTCAATTAAGCCATTAAAGAACTGACCGCCCCCTTCACCTATAGATATGTTTCCGTAATTATTATTTATTGCAGAAGGTATAGTAGTTGTGTTTTGAGCATCTTGAGAGCCGTCAATATAAATAGTCATAGATGTGCTTGGCACAAAAACACATAGTATATGATGCCAATTTCCATCATTTACAGTTGTGCTGCTTGTGATGTTTTTAGATACGTTGTTAATAAAGAATCTTACAGTTCCGTTATTTTGTCTCCTTATGTAAATATCACTTAGTGATACGCTATTTCCTTTGAAATAAATACCCTCATAATTAGTAGACGTTGTATTTACCCAACAAGAAAAACTAAAAGCTCCCGTTATTTGCAAGTCTGTTGGGTTGCCTAATTCAATTTTATCATCCACACCATCAAACTCAAAACTTCTTTTACTGTAATTACTTAATGCTGAATTATCAACTAACCAATTAGATGTAAAGTTAGCCTCTTCACCCATTTTATAGTGCGCTACTGCTCCGCTAGGTAATGTAGTCGGAGTGCCACCGTTGTATAATTCATTTACTTGTGATGCTGTTAGAGCGACATCTGAGTAAATAGCATATTCGTCTAGCTTTCCTCTAAGCTCATCTGCTCCTAGTGAATATCCATTTTGTCCTATATACCATGTAGGGTTAGAACCCTCTAAGGTAAAGTCATAGGTTGACGTTGGTAAAGTGCCGTTAAAAGTTAACGCTTCGTCTACATTGTCTATATAAATCTTTATTCTATCGTTTGCAGTTGA